CATATCCGTAGCCGTTGTTCCAGTAGCCCAAACTCGTCTAACTTGAACAGCTAGAACCGAACCATCTGCGAGGTTTTTAAACGTAGCAGTATCGCCCGAAACGGTTGTAACTTTTACGTCACCACCGACTCCTATAAATACGACCGCACCCGATACGGCTAAGTCTGTGTCTGAACCTACACCAATTTCTACTGCTCTTATTGCTTGTTGCGTTACTTTTGCTGTTGGAAGAAATCCCATAATATCTTAATTTAATTTGTTACACTTTTTACACTTATTCTCATTGCCAAGAAAGCAAAGAGGGAGAACGGCTATTAAAGACAATAATAAAACTTGCCAAGTAATACCCATCGTATCGACCTGAGTTACAGCAGCCAAAGCGAGTACACCCGAAACAGTCCGCTTCGATGACCACTTCCCTTTGTTGTCCGTAAACATCTTAGGTATAATAGCTAAAACTCCTTTGAGCCATAAAGGATTCATAGTTATTTATTTTTAATTCTATCCGTAATAAAGAAACTGAAAAAGTCGTCAATGTAACCGAATACTTTGTTATCTTTTTCCGTTGGAGTTAAACTAACTATAACTCTAGCAAAAGCTAATCCAGCTACAATTAAAGCTCCCCAATTTGATGTAATAAATTCAATCATAATAGTTGTTTTTTGTTTATTTAGTTAATGATAATTATGTAAAGATAGTGAAAATAAATGGAAAAGGTAGAGATTTAAACCATTCATTCCCACCACCCTTACTTCTTTTTAGTTAATTTTTCTATCCATTTGTAAGCACCGAAAGATACCGCTAAAACTAGCGATGTAATTCGTAACCATTGTTCTACTGACGATAAGCTTAAACCTATTGCTGCGAATTGTGCTACACCTATTTCAATTGTCTGTCTGTCCATTATGTGTTTGTCACTAGAGCGTAACCGCCATACACCTTTTCCGATGCTGAGTCAACGTCTATTTGTATTGTTATGTAATTCCTTGAAGTTCCTACTATATCTGTAATATCTAATTCTGTATTAGCAACACCTGTTCCAACTAAGGTAGTTGTGTCGTTAAATATAAATCCTTCGTAAACCCTATAATCTAAATTAGACGAAGCGAATACGTTGACCTTTGTAATAGTCTTTCCTTTGCTAATCAATTTCTGAGCGTACATATTTGCTGTAGCCGAAGCGATTTGAATCGAGCCACCTAAATCGTCTGAAGCTACACCCACACTTGCATTTGATGTTAGGTTGAAATCGTGAGGGAGGAAGTTTATCTCCTGGATTATGTTAACTCCTACAGAACGATTACTAGAGTTTCCAGACGTAGTTAGTCTGTTCATTAAGTTAACCATCTCATAAGGTGTAACCGATATAATCGAACCAATTGGGTAGTCTATATTAGTCGTAAACGAATCTGTATTAAACGTAGTAGCCGAAGTATTATATCCATCAGATACAGTTAGACTCTTAGCGTTAGCTCCGTTAGGCATTGTTAATTTAACTATTTGGTTTTCAGCTAAATCTCCTTTTAAAGCAGAACCTAAAGTTATTGAGGTTGTAGCTGTATCTGCTATAATTGCCGAAGCTAAAACCCCTAAACTAGATTCGACTAAACCTGTTGTTGTTTCGGATTTTAAGTTTTTTAACGATGATTCTATTTGACTATTCCTTTGAGCTTTATTGTGCTTTAATTTAGTTTCTTCTATTATATTCAAACTACTTGAACTTACTTTATACCATTCACCACTCATTGTTTCGCTTTGAGCCGAGAATTTACCACCTAAAAACGTGTAGTAATTATATGACCCATCACTATTTATAGAATACTTTAATAATTTACTAGCAGATATATTAGAACTATATATATCGGCTTGAAGTATTTCTAAAGGTTCAACTTGTAGTTGTAAAAATTCATTAACTAGTAATTGAGTTATATTTGAATACACACTACCATTCCCTCTAGTGAATCCTTTTGACGTAAATCTGACAAAATTACCTGCATCACTATAAGCTACGTTAAATTGGCTAAATGAATTTGGAAATGTTAATGCTGAATCTTCTGTTTTAGCACCTATAGTAATCTCTCCTAAGTCTAAACTTTCCTCTGCCACGTTAGTATCTTGGGATGCTATATAAGAAACACCTTCTACATTAATAGTTTCTTCGTCTACAATAGACCTAACGTATGATGATGAGTTTAAAATATCTGATTGCGTAATTATTGATGGTGATGTGAATGGGTAAACATCATTTAAAGTATTACTGTTTGGATTCCAACTATTTCTAACTTTATAGTAATATACTGTAGATGTTAGTGTAATACTTAAATCTCCAGAAATTGGAAGGTCAGAATTTACATATATTGTATCTAAATAAGATATTATAGTTTCGTAATAATTACCAACTTTAGATATACTACAAGGATATGTTGCGTTTGGATTACTAGTAGAAGTTCCTCCTGTTTCTGCACCCCATTGAGCCCAACCACTATTAATAGTGTTACCATAATTTGAAGTACTCCATTCCCCTTCTTGACTTGTATTACTACTAAAAGTATCTAAATAATAAGTATCTGTTCCGTTAGTTAATTTAATTAGAGCAACATTAACTAACCATATAAAGCAGTTTCTAAATTCGTAATCATTGCCGTATGGGTCTACTCCTAATTCAGCTTCTACCGATGTAGCTAACATTTTATTAGTGTGAACTGCATCTATACGAAACTCTAAAGCTCCTGCATCAGAATCTAAATAACCTAACTGTAATTCGGTATTAGCTGATTGGTCTGTAGGAATACTAACAACATCTAACGTATTCTTAAATTCAGCAGTAACCTCTTTAAGTGGTGGCTCAAAAGTTATAGTAGAACCACCTAATATAGTAGCCTCCGTTCCGTTAACTCTTAATAGATTGTTTATAGATTCAGATGATGTATTTCGTAAATCTCCATCAATATACTTGTAAAAAGGTAATATTCCGCTTGTATTATTTCTCCAACTATTAGGTTGAATAAAATTATATTTACCTTCAGACAATACACCGACAGTATTAAATGTCTGTAAAACACCTTTTAGTACATCGTACTCTTTGTATTTAGTCGGTCTTTCTATAGGTTCTTCTCTAAACGCTGTCTTAGTTGCTCTGTACTTATAGAAAGGGTCGTCCGATTGATATGTATCACCCTCTCTCCACCAATCTACACTCGTTTGAAACCAATCGTTATTGGTAGGACAAGGGGAAGGATTTGATATAAGACCTTCTATAACTGAAACATCAGTTAAGCTATAAGCATTTCCGCTTGACTCTCCTATAATCCTAAATCCTGTAGAGCTATATAATAAAGTTCCAGATACTTGGTAGTTTCCGTTTGATGTGTAGGTTAAAGTATTTGAGTTAAAGAAATGTTGTCCGTTATAATTCTTTAAACTTAATTGAGCCGATTCGCCATCAGCTAAATTAGATATAGTAAATGAAATGGTGTAATCGCTACCAGCAACGACACTAGAACTTAATGATTGTCTTATGTATTTATCGCTAGTACCATTATAATCTATTCTACCACCACCAGAAGGAATATTCCAAACCGAAGATTCTTGAATATCCCAATCTGTACTAGGGTCGGGGAAATTACCTTCTGTAACTAATTCTGTTTCAGAATTATAAAGACCCATAGCCTCACCGAAATCCTTTATGTGAGAGTTTATTCTCGGTATAGAAACCCAATTCAAATTATCTATAGTATCTTCTTTTCGCTTAGAAAAAGTACCAATAGAATCGGTTGCTTTAATGTTTACAAGATAAGGGAAAGAAACATTCTCTATCTTAGAAAAAGATGGGTTTACCCAACCAAACCACCAAATATCAGCATTAGATTCTCCATTTTTATATATTCTGATGTAATAGTTTCTATCGCCTTTACTAAATATATCGTAAATTAAATCTTCATCAGTAGAGTTCTGAGCGTACATATTTAATACACACTCAGAGTTTAAGAATTGTTTATCTCTAGTTCCACCTTGACCCGACCAATTAACAGAGAATCCCTCTCCGCTAAGAGTCATTTCACTTGAAGAACCTGCATAATCTTTTTTCCACAATTGAACGTACCAAGTCGTACCAGCTTGACCGCTTATAGTTGTTGACCTTAATTTTCCGTAAGTCGCCATATATTATCTTCTATCTTTTCTTCTGTTAGCTCTATCGAATACTATCAATAAATCATCACCCGAAATCGTTACGTTAGGGATATAAGTAGCACCTCCACCACCAAAACTTCCGTTAGGTATAATTGTTCCTGATTGACTAGGTACAAATAATTCTGGTCCTTGCTCTCCTACTAAACTAACTTTACCTACTGGCGGGCTACCTCCGTTAGCAAATGCTCCACCGATAAGGTTTTTAAATGTATTACCAAACGCTGACTGTCCAGCGAAAGCTACACTACCAAGTCCTGTAAGGGTTAATAACCCTGCTAATATAGCTGTTTGAAGTATCATTTTAGCTATACCTATTAGAAAATCCTTAACGAAACTACCAAACTTTTGACCAAAAGTAAGAGTTTGTTTAACCATAACTCCGTTGATTTCCACAAATCTAGTTTGTTTGTCAAATATATCTACAAAACCTTGCGAAAAAGTAGCCATTAAATTTGCAGCTGCACCTTCTAAAGCTTCTGTTTGTGCTATAAGATAATCTGACTCAGCAGCCCAATCAATAAGAGATTTAGAGAATCCTGTTTCTGGTCCTGTAGGTGTTACGTTTTTCTTTTTCTTTTTAGATGGAGTGCCTTCTACGACATGACCCGCAGTAGAACCTAACTCGTCTAGTAATTTTAAATATGCTGATAAAGCAATTGATGAATCTTCAAATTCTGTGGTATTTAATTTTAACTGTAATTTTAAACTAGATAATTCATCTATTAAGCTTTCTGTAATTACTATTCCATTTAAAGTTGAAACTGTTAGATTTTTATCAAATTTAATTCGCTTAAATACACTACCCTCTCTTAATAAATCGTTTAATTGCTCTTGTGCAGACTTACTTTTATTTGTTACGACATTATATTTTTCTTTTATTTTTCTTAAATGCTCGAACGCTTTAGCTTCATTGTCATTTAATTTGTTACCAGCAGCTTGTTTTTCGTTAACTAATTTTTGTATTTTTTCTTGTTCTGCAATTAATGTTAGTTTCTTTAAAAACTCTGTATTAGTATCTTTTAACGCTTTAGTTATATCTTCATTCCCTATTTTTTCTGCATCTAAATTGGCTAAAAAATTAGGGTATTTTGTTTGAATTTCAGCTATTAAATCTAATCTTTCCTGAGTACCTTCTGTGGTCGATTGAAGTTTATCAACTAAATTATTTAATGCCGTGTTTTCTTTTTCTATTAAACTTTCTGACTTACTAGTCAAACTATTTAAAGCTACAAAAGCAGTACCTAATAATAATAACGCTCCAGTAATAGGGTTTAGTAAAGACAACAAAGCAGCTATAGCAATTAATACTGGTCCTAACACACCTAAAAAACCTCCAACTTTTAAAATTAAATTTTTAGTATCGTCATCTAAATTCTTGAAAGCGTTTGCCCATTCAGTTATTTTTTCTATAACAGGGATTATAGCTTCGTAAATTAAAGCACCCATTTCTATTTTTAAACCCTCAATAGCAGAGTTCATTATAGCTACCTTTGCTTTAGCTCTTGAACCCATTAACTTAGTCATAACATCTAAACGAGTAGTGTTAGTTCTATATTCCTCAGTTAATTCAGCTACTTTATTTTTGTTCTTTGCTAATATAAGTAATTGACCACCAGAAGTAAGTCCAGCAATTTTCATCGCCTTCTCTAAACCTAACTCGCCTTGTGTGGCTAAATCTAATACTTCCGTGAAATTCTTACCTTCTTCATGTAGTTTAGAAAATATCTTACGAAGTCCTGTACCTGCCTTAGAAGCTTTAATACCATTATCCATAAGAACACCCATCATAGCAGCTAACTCCTCTATATCTACACCTACAGCACTAGCAGAAGCACCTGCGTGTCCAAATGCGGTTGCAAACGTATTAAGTTGTAAAGATGAATTGGCAGCAGCAGAAGCTAACGTATTAGCTATTGATGCAGTATCGGAAGCTTCCATCCCAAAAGTTTTTATAGAAGCCCCTACAACTTCCGCAGCTAGAGATAAATCCTCACCTGTAGCTAAAGCTAAATCTAATATAGACTTCTCCATATTTTGAATAGCTGTAGCATCAAATCCTTTTCGCCCTAAAACTAATTGTAATCCAGCGACTTGTTGGGCTGTAAACTCAGTAGTAGAACCTAATCGTTTCGCTTCGTCTGTAAGCATTTTAAAATCAGACTTAGAACTCTGAGTAACAGCTTGGACTTTCATCATACCATCCTCAAAATTAGCGAACGCATCGAAAGCTGATTTACCTAAAGCAGTTAAAGGTGCTGTAATACCAAATGACATCATCGAACCCATTCGAGCCGCAGACGAAGCAAATTTAGCTAACGATTTGTTCGCCTTTCCTAATCCGTTCTCTAGCCCCTTTATATTGGCTGCTACAATTATCGAGATGGTCTTTACTGAACCCATAATTTAACCTTTCTTTTTAAGTAGTATTCTTTTGTGTCTAGCTACGTCTTTTGCAATTTGCTCTGTTGTAGCTATAGTTATATTTTGTTTGGAATATTCATTATCCCAAGGGAGAGGTAGAACCTTTTGAAGTTGTAATTTATCTTTAGAGTGAGGAGCTAAACAACCATACATTATGTATCTAGTCTGCTCCCAATCGTTCCTGTTTGAGCGTTCTATAATAGCCCTAAACCCTTTAAGCTTGTTATTAAAAGAACGAGGAGTTAGCCCATATAATTCATCATAAGCTAACTCCAAATGTCCTAATCCTATTTCTTCAAGTTTATCCCAGTTTATATCTCCATTATCCGAATCGACTTCCTCTCCCTCGACTACTTTCCCTCGCTTTGAGGCTGGTCGAGTTGGAACGCTTCGAATATTTCGTTTACTTTCGAGAAGTCCTCGTTGTCAATCCAATTCTCAATGTCCACTATTTTATAAGCAAACTTATCTCCAGCTTTCTTCGCTCCGTGCTTTAATCCGTAATAAGCGATTATACCAATGTGGTCTATCTCCGTTCCTAATTGATT